ATGAGTTCACACAGACTAGACATATCAGAATTAGATTTTGAAAATATAAAAGGTTCACTTAAAAGATTTTTATCAAATCAAAACGAATTTAAAGATTACGATTTTGAAGGAAGTTCTCTTTCAATCTTATTAGACTTACTTGCTTACAATACACACTATTTGGCTTACAATGCTAACTTTGTTGCCAATGAAATGTTTTTAGATACAGCACAGTTAAGATCAAGTGTTGCATCGTTGGCTAAATTAGTAGGTTATACACCTAACTCTGCTCGAGCACCAATTGCTGATTTAAAATTAGTTATTAACGATGGTACAGGATCATCAATAACAATTCCAGCAGGTACAAAATTTACATCATCAATAGATGATCTTACCTATTCGTTTGTTACAGTTGCTGATAACACAGTTCAACCTATTGATGGAGTTTATACTGCACAAAGTTTAAATGTTTATGAAGGAACTTATGTAAGTTACAACTACACTTATGATGAACAAGACATTGATCAAAGATTTTTAATCTCAAGTGATAGGGTTGATACAACTACAATTAAGGTTGTAATTCAAAATAGTGCTGCTGATGTTACTACAAATGTTTATACAAAAGCAACCTCAATTACAGAATTAGATGGCACATCAAAAGTCTTCTTTTTACAAGAAGCAGAGGATGGTCAATACGAAATTTATTTTGGTGATGGTGTAATTGGTAAAAAATTAGATGATGGAAATATTATAAATGTAAGTTATGTTGTAACCAATAAAACAGAAGCAAATGGAGCTACAGCATTTACTCTTGCAGGTTCAATTTCAGGATTTACAGACATCACCGTTACAGTAAATTCATCAGCACAAGGTGGTGCTGAACCAGAGTCATTACAAAGTATAAAGAAAAACACTCCCGATTTTTATTCATCACAAGATAGAGCTGTAACAATAGAAGATTATAAATCAAAAGTAAAACAACTCTATGCAAATACACAATCAGTTTCTGCTTGGGGTGGTGAAAACGCTGAAACACCTTTTTATGGTCGAGTTTATATTTCTATTTTACCAACAAGTGGTTCTAATCTTACTGAGTCAACAAAGGCAAGAATAGTAACAGACTTAAAAAAATATTCAGTTGCTTCAGTAACACCTGTAATTGTCGATCCAGAAATTACAAATGTGCTATTAACCTCAACAGTTAAGTTTGATGAAAAATCAACAACAAAAGTAGCAGACACAATTAAATCTGATATAATAACAACAATTACAAATTACAATTCAAACACGTTACAAAAGTTTGATACAATCTTTAGACATTCAAAACTTACAGGTCTAATTGATGATACAGATGAAAGTATTTTATCAAATATAACTACAGTACGTTTAAGAAAATCTTTTGTACCAACAATTGGTAGTTCTACAAAATATACAATTAACTTTGCAAATGCATTATACAATCCTCATAGTGGCCATGCTTCTGTTGAAGGTGGTATATTATCTTCAACGGGATTTAAAGTAGATGGTGATACTACAAACATTTGGTTTTTAGATGATGATGGCCAAGGCAATGTAAGAAGATATAGAATGGATGGTTCTGTAAGGTCATATGCTAATAGTACACAAGGCACAATTAATTACTTAACAGGTTTAGTTGAAGTAAATTCCTTAAATGTTTCAAACATAGAAAATATAAGGGGTGCAGCTTCAACAGTTATTGAAATTACAGTAAAACCAAATTCAAATGATTTAGTTCCAATACGAAATCAAATATTGGAAATAGATGTTGCAAATAGTTCGGTCACAGTAGAGGCTGATACATTAGTTGGAGGCTCAGCAAACGCTGGTATTGGTTATACCACGACTAGTAGTTATTAAATGAAATGGCCGACTTTAAAGATAAAATATCAAATCTTCTAAATTCACAAGTACCTGATTTTGTACTTGAAGATCATCCATTATTTTTAGACTTTGTAAAAGCATATTATCAACTTTTAGAATCAGCAGAAATTACTTTAACAAACATTGGTGATCCAGATCATCTTCAATTAGATAGTGCCACTGGTGCAACAAACTTTATATTGTTAGATGGTACAAATGTAAACAAAGATGATTCTACAGATAGAATACTTTTAGAAGATACATCATATGGTGATTTTTTAAACGGTGAATTAATTACAGGTGCCACATCAGGCGCTACTGCTACAATATTAGTAGAAGATGTAGATGCAGGTTCTCGTTTATTTGTTTCACATCAAAATAAATTTATAGAAGGTGAATTGATTACAGGTTCATCTTCAGGTGCTCAGGCAAACATTGGTAAGTACAGAGCAAATCCAGTTCAAAACATACAACAACTTTTAGATTACGCTGATGTGGATAAAACTATATCAGGATTTTTAACCAAATTTAGAAATTCATTTTTAACTTCTATACCTGATACACTAGATGGTGATGTTAACAAAAGAAACCTAATTAAAAATATTAAATCACTTTATCAAGCAAAAGGTACAAAACGTGCAAGTGAAATATTCTTTAAACTATTATTTAATGAACAGGCAGAAATAAGATATCCAAAAGATAATATTTTAAGAGTATCCGATGGTAAATGGGATACAAAAAAAATATTACGTTGTTTAGAAATAGGAAGTTCAGACGCTACAAATCTTGTAGGACAAACAATAACTCAAGCAAATAATCCAACAAGTCCATCTATTAATCAGGCCACAGCTGTAGTTGAAGATGTATTTAAATTTATTATTGGAGGTGTCACTGTTGTTGAATTAGTTTTAGGAGATACGTCTGTAAATGGTACTTTTATTGCTGGTCAAACAATTACAGGTGTTGACAATACAGACTCAGATGTAACTGTATCTGTTACTATTACAGGTATTATTGATAATAAGATTATTACAAATGATGGTGCATTATATAATGAAGGTGATGATATTGCACTTACAGCTGGAGGTACAGGCTCTTCATTAAAAATAGGACCAGTTGGACCAGGTTCTATACAAGAAGTTGTAATTGACGATGGTGGTACAGGATACGAAATGGGTGATGTTGTTAACTTTAGTTCAGGTAATGCATCAGCAAAAGTTTCTGTGGTTAATGGTGGCGTTACATTAGAAGATGGAACAGGAGATGGTCAATTAATTTTAGAAGGTGGTACTACTGTAAGTGATCCATATCATGGAGACAAAGTTGTACAAGAAAGTGGTACAGGTGTCGGAGATATTACAGACGTAAGAATGATTGATAATGGAAATGGATTTACTTCATTACCAACATTAACTGTAAGTTCAACGTCTGGTACTGGTGCAAAAGTTTTAGCATACGGATCTGAAATAGGAAGAGCTTTAACAATAAACGTTGTAGAGGCTGGTTATAATTATCAAGCTTCTCCACTACCAACTGTGACTCTTCCAACTTATCTTTTAGTTTCAGACATAGTGGGTGCTTTTACTATAGGTGAAAGTGTTTCAGGTTTAGGTTCGGATGGTTCTTCTACAATAACTGCAACAGTAGTTTCACTTAACACAAATACAAATGTTTTAAAATTATCTGATGCCTCAGGCACATTTGGTACAGATATAACAATTACAGGATCTGGTGGTGCTACAGCTACAATAAGAAGATTGCAACAAGGCACAGCTACAGTTGGTGTTTCAGCAACAATTACAACTGATGGTGCTTTTTTAAATGAAGATGGTTGGGTGTCTGAAGATACAATGAGAATACAAGATAGTTTGTTGTATCAGGACTACTCATACATTATTAGAGTTGGAAGATCAATCAATGAATGGAGAGATAGTTACATTAAAACACTTCACTCTGCTGGTTTTTATTTTCAAGGTGAGATTTCTGTAGAAACAAGATTAAATGCAGATTAGGAACTGAAACCGATGGCACTACATTAAGAGCAAATGCAAAATTAGGTGTATCAGCTGATTTGGATGATGGCACAATTACACAGTTTGATAAAACAACAAGAGATGTTACTTTAAAAACACAACCTATTAATATTGACTATGTAAGTAGAGTTAGAAGAAATTTATCCAACTCATCAGGTGGTCTAACAAATGTAAGACAAGGGTTTGCATATGCTGGTCCAAGATTTGGTGTTTTAAACAGATTTATTAATACTGCTTTTGGGGTTACTGCAAATTCAGGTCTAAGTAGCAGTGGTATTACTTTTGCAATATTAAATGATATTAAAGTACAAGGAACTAGAACATCATTAGATGGATCAAACGCCATCTTTTTAATGACTTCAAGTGTTGAGGGAAGAAAACTTAAAACAAACTTTACAATTCCTGCACAAATAGGTGATATATCACAGGATACTATGGATGAAACAACAACGACTTTTGATAATACTAATATAACAATGGATGCAGGATAACATATAAATAGTAAGAGAGAGTTATGGCAAAACAAACAATAAACATCGGAACAATTGCAAATGACGGCACAGGTTCAACACTTCGAGCCGCTGGTGATTTAGTTAATGATAATTTTAATGAAATTTATACAGCAATAGGTGATGGTACGACATTAAATTCAGATGTACTAACAGCATCATCTACACATATTTTAACAAACAAGTCAGGTAATATATCACAATGGACAAATGACTCAGGATATATAACTTCAGTTTCAGAAACAAATGATTTAACAGCAGCAGTTACATGGGCAAATGTTCCTGATGCAAACATCACACAAAGTTCAGTAACACAACACGAGGCTGCTTTATCTATAACTTCATCACAAGTAAGTGATTTAGCAAGTTCTACAATATCATTTACAAACAAAACTTTTGACGCAAACGGTACAGGAAATTCAATTTCAAACATTGAAGTTGCTGATTTAGCGTCTGGTGTTTTAGATACAGATTTAAATTCAGTTGCAGGTACAGATACTACACTTGCTTCAGCAAAAGCAATTAAAACTTACGTAGATACAATTGCAGCTGCAGGTATTCATTACCATGATCCTATAAGGGTAGAGTCTCCAATAAATTTAAATGCTTCATATGATAACGGTACTTCAGGTGTAGGTGCAACTTTAACTAACACAGGTACTTTAGCAGCCATTTCAATTGATGGTGTTGCTTTATCTTTAAATGATAGAGTTTTAATTTACAATCAAACAAATGCAGCTCACAATGGTGTATATTATGTATCAACTGTTGGTGATGGTGCGACTGCTTGGGTATTAACAAGAACAACAGATACAGACAGTTATGGTGCTTCTGATCCAGATTCTTTAGGAGAAGGTGATGCATTTTTCGTAAGAGAAGGTGATACAGGTGCTGGTGAGTTATATGTAATGACTACAAATGGTACAATTACATTTGGTACTACAGATATTACATTTTCTGTAATTGCTGAAACAGCAGTTTATTCTGCAGGTACAGGATTAACACTATCAGGAACACAATTTTCAGTAACAGCAGGTTCTATCAGTTCTACACAGTTAACAAGTGCCGTTACTTTAGAAATATTAGACTCAACAGGATCAGCAGTTAAAACAATAATAGGAGCAGGATCATAATAGATTTTGATTATAAATATAAAGAGGAATAACAATGCCAGCAATAATAACAAACAAATTTAGAATGAACAATGCGGAACAGTTTCAGGAATCATTTTCTGAAGCTTCTCCAACAGTTTACTACTTAGGAATAGGTAGAGCACAAGAATTTGGTACTTTAACAAGACCAGATGGTAGAACAGACTACGAAGGTACAGAAACAGCACCTACTACACCAGGTGATAGTGTACTAAATGAATTTAAAAACTATGATGATCTGCTGGCTGCAAAAAAGATCACAGGTTCAGACGTTTCATTTGTTATTCCTAGAAGAAACTGGACATCAGGTACAACATACGATATTTACAGACACGATTACGAGGAGTTTGTAACAGGTAGCACATCAACAAGGATTACATCAAATAGTGGTGCAACAACTTTGTTTGACTCTACTTTTTATGTAATAACTTCAGACAGAAACGTTTACAAGTGTTTAGACAATGATGGTAATACTACTTCGACAGTAGAACCAACAGGTACTGGTACAACTTTAATTACAACTGGTGATGGATACAAGTGGAAATATATGTACACTTTATCGGCGACACAACAATCAAATTTCTTATCAACTGACTTTATGGCAGTTTCAACTGACTCAACTGTATCATCAGCTGCTGTTGATGGCGCACTAGACGTAGTAAAAGTTAAAACTGGTGGATCAAGTTATACAGTTTCAGGTGGTGGTACATCAGGAACAATAACTGCTGTACCAATTAGAGGTGATGGTAGTGGTGGTGTTTGCTCTGTAACTTTAACTTCAGGCGCTATAACTGCTGTATCTATAACAACCGCTGGTACAGGTTACACTTCAGGTTATATTAGAAATGCTGACATCATTGCAGCTACAAATGCTGGTGGTGCTGGGTCAGGTGCAGAATTAGACGTAATCATTCCACCAAAAGGTGGTCATGGTTTTAACGCTGTAGAAGAATTAGGTGGATTCTTTGTTATGTTAAATACAACATTAGAAGGAACTGAAAGTTCTAACTCTGGTGATTTTACGGCTGCAAACGACTTTAGAAAAATTACTTTAATTAAGAATCCAAACAACGCAGCTGGTTCGGCTGCTTCTGCGTCAACATTAAGAGGCACATCTGCTGTTAAAATTAATACTTCACCCACTCCAGGAACATTTGTTGCTGATGAAGAAATTAATCAGGCAAGTACAGGTGCTGTAGGTAAAGTTGTTGAATGGGATGCTACAAATAAAATTTTATATTATGTTCAGACTAGACACAATGACGCTGGTGCTGATACAAATGGTAACGTTACTGCTTTTAGTGGTACAAATGTAATTACTGGACAAACATCTAGTGCTACAGGTACTCCTGAAAATACTACTTCAACTGTTAACAATGTTTCATTTACTTCTGGTTATGCTGCTCCTGAATTGAAACATGATACTGGAGAAATCTTATACGTTGAAAATAGAACAAAAATTGCAAGAGCGACTGACCAAACTGAAAACATCAAACTCATCATTGAGTTTTAATAAAGGAAAATAAATTATGCCAAGTCCAACTGATTTCAATGTCAGTCCTTACTATGACGATTTTACAGAGTCAAAAAAGTTCCATAGAGTTCTTTTTAGACCTGCGTTTGCTGTTCAAGCTAGAGAATTAACTCAATCTCAAACACAATTACAAAATCAAATAGAAAGAATGTCAGATCACCTTTTTGATAAGGGATCAATGGTCATTCCTGGTGAAATTGGTTACGATTTAAAATACTATGCTGTTAAGTTAACATCTAAATCTGCTTCAACTGTAGATAGTTATATTGACACCACACTAACAGGTGGTACTTCAGGCGTTACTGCTAAAGTTGTAAACGCTGTTGCTACAGACGGTACTGATCCAGATACACTATTCGTTAAATACATGAATACTGCTTCTGATGGTGCACAAATTCCTTTTACACATGGTGAAACAATAACATCATCTAATACTTCAACAGCTGTTGTTGCTTCTTGTCATACAGGATCAGCTGCACAGATTAAAGAAGGTGTATATTACATCAATGGTTTTCACGTTCAAGTATCTGCACAAACTTTGATACTTGAAAAATATTCAGATACACCTAGTTATAGAGTTGGTTTATCAGTAACAGAATCTTTTGTCACACCTGGTGATGATACATCTCTAAACGATAACGCACAAGGCGTATCAAACTCAAACGCTCCTGGCGCTCACAGATTTAAAATACTTTTAACATTAGGCAAAAAAGCATTAAACAATACTGAAGATAGTAACTTCTATGAATTGTTAAGATTGTCAAGTGGTGTATTACAAAACCAAGTTAGAACAACTGAATACGCTGTATTAGAAGATACACTTGCTCGTAGAACATTTGACGAAAGTGGTGACTATGTTGTAAGACCTTTTGATATAGATGTTAGAGAACATTTATCTTCAGGCAACAATAGAGGTATCTTTACATCATCAGCAGGTGGTGACGCAACTAAACTTGCAGTAGGATTCTCTCCTGGAAAAGCATATGTAAAAGGTTATGAGATAGACACAATCGCAACAACTTTTTTACCTGTAGATAAGGCAAGAGATTTTGACACACAAAATAATTTTAGTACTAGATTTGATGTAGGTAACTTTGTAAACGTAACAAACGTTTATGGTTCTCCTGACATTTCAACTGCTTCAGGTGTAGAAGGATTTAAAGGTTTAACTTTACACAATACAGCAACAAGTTCACGTGGTACTGCAAACACAGGATCAAGTTCAGGTATTACCACAATTGGTAGAGCAAAAAGTAGAGGCTTTGAATATTCTTCTGGTACTGCTGCTTCAAACATATTTTCAAGTTCAAGTGTAACAAGTGCTATTTACAAACATTATCTTTTTGATATAGTTTTATTTACACACTTAAATATTAAAACTGCACAAGCATTTACAACAGGTGAAACTGTAACTGGTGGTACTTCAAGTGCTACTGCAACAGTTCAATCTGTATCTACTACAGAAAGTGCTACAATCACAGGTGCAACTGCAGCTGATCCTGTAGTAGTTACATCTTCAAACAATTTTAAAGAAGGTCAACAAGTAACAATTACAGGCGTTAGTGGAATGACTGAATTAAATAATAACGTTTATACAGTTAGAAACCCATCGACATCAAATTTCGAGTTATATGACACAGACGGTACTACTTCAATTGATGGATCAGGATTTACCGCTTACACTTCAGGTGGTGCAGCTGCACACGGTGTAGTTATAGTATCAAACGTACAAGGTACTTTTGCTACTGGCGAAACAATAACAGGTGGCACATCAAGTAACACAGCAGTTATTCAAGCAGACGCTGTTGGTTTAAAAGGTGTTACTGCATTTGATATACCACAAGTTAAACAAATTGCAATGGCAGGTTCGCCTACATTTACTGCTGATACATCATTAGACGTTACAAATGGCGACAATGCAACATTAACAGGTACACTATCTATCGCAAATAGTGGCACATCTGTAACAGGTTTCAACACAAGATTTACATCTGAATTATTAGTTGGCGATTCAATATCATTTACTACAAACGGTGGTACCTCTTTAACTAGAATAGTTGAGGCTATCATTAGTGATAGTTCAATAACACTATCAGCTGCTGTTGGTGGATCAGACGTATCCACAAAAACAATTGCAACAAGAAGAAGAACAAAAATACAATCACCTGATAAAAATATTTCTATATTTAAACTGCCATATGAAAATATTAAAACATTAAAGACTACTGCAAATGGTAATGCTTCAGATACAACTTACACATTTAGAAAACACGAAATTAAAACACTAACTGGTGATGGTATCGCTACATTTTCTGCTGGTGTAAATGAAACATTTGCTGATTTATCAGAGACCGATTATACTATCTCAATTACAAGTACAGGTTCTGGTGGATCAGGCGCTGTAGGAGATGTATTAAGTTTAACAGGTAACAACCATGAAGGTAGTGCTATATTTACATTGAATGGCGCTAAAACTACTTTGACAATTGACTTTGGTGCAAACTACGCTGCTCACAATATTAAAGCATTAATTACGTTAAACAAAACGGTAGGTACTTCGAAAACAAAAACACTTAACAGTAATGAAACACTTGCTGTATCTACACAGGCAACAATAGAGAGTGGTGTAATTAGTTTAGCAAAAGCAGATGTAATTGCTATCAATTCAATTTACATGGCACCTGACTTTAGTACGGATGCAACAATATCACATACAGACGTTACAGATAGATTTGATTTAGATACAGGTCAAAGAGATAACTTCTATGATGTTGGTAGAATAAAATTAAAAACTGGTGCGTTAACACCAACAGGTAGATTACTTGTAAACTTTAACTATTACTCTCATAGTGCAGGAGATTATTTTGATGTTGACTCATACTCAGCAATTAATTACGAAGACATTCCTGCTTACACTTCAAACAATACAGGTGTTAGATATGAATTAAGAGATAGTTTAGACTTTAGACCAAGAGTTGATGACGCAAGTACAATCAATTCAGGTAACCAAGATAGATCATTTGATGGTACTGGTAATTCAGTAGTACAACCTATCAAATTTAATTCAGACGTTAGATCAGACTTTGAATACTATTTAGGAAGAGTAGATAAAATATTTTTAGATAAAGATGGTAACTTTAAAGTATTAAAAGGTGCTAGTTCATTAGAACCAAGAGTACCTGGTACATTAGATAACGCAATGCACCTATACACGTTGTTTTTACCTGCATATACATTAGATACATCTGAAGTTGGTATAGAACACGTTGACAACAAACGATATACAATGAGAGATATTGGTAGAATAGAAAGAAGAATAGAAACTACAGAATACTATACTCAATTATCTCTATTAGAAACAGCTGCACAGAATTTACAAATACAAGACTCAAATGGTTTTGATAGATTTAAAAATGGTTTCGTTGTAGATAACTTTACAGGTCACGGTATTGGTGATGTAGGAAATAACGATTACAAAGTTTCTATAGATTACGCAAACGGTGAGTTAAGACCTACATTCCATGAAGACGCTGTACAACTTATTGAAAGAGATGATGATGGTACTGCAATTACAGCTGATGATAGAACAACACATAACTATCAAAAGACTGGCGACTTAATAACATTACCATATACTGAGGAAACATTAATAGATCAACCTTATGCAAGTAAGGCTATCAATGTTAACCCATTTGGTGTATTTACATGGATAGGTGCAATAGAATTAACACCTCCAGGTGATGAATGGAAAGAAACAGAAAGAGCACCTGAATTAGTTATCAACAACCCTAATGGTAGTTGGGACAACTTAACTAAAAACTCTGGTAACTCTAATCAGTTATCTGAATTTCCTATGTCAACAGTTTGGAATTCATGGCAAGATACATGGACAGGAAGACCTATTGAAACAGAAAGAAAAAATGTAGGTACATATAAGAAAAGAGGTGGTCATGGTTGGAGAGTAATTGCAAAAGAAGAAGTAACTACTGCTCAACAAGTATCACAAACAAGAACAGGAATTAGAGCAGTTGCTGTACCTGAAACAGTAAGAACATCTATCGGCGATAGAGTTGTTTCAGTTGCATTTGTTCCTTTTATTAGAAGTAGAACATTAACATTTGTTGCAACAAGATTAAAACCAAATACAAGAGTTTATCCTTACTTTGATAACATAGATGTAACTTCATATGTAACTCCAGACGGTGGTGCATTAGGCGGCAATCTAGTTTCAGACGCTAATGGTAGAGTTGAAGGTACATTCGCAATACCTGATCCTAAAACTGATTCAAATCCTAGATGGAGAACAGGTCAAAGATTATTCAGATTAACAAGTTCATCTTCAAACAGTTTAACAAACGCAAACGTAGAAACGGCTGCAAACGTTGAATATGTTGCAAGAGGTCTATTAGAAACAGTAAGAGAAACTATTATTTCAAGTAGAGAAGCACGTGTAGAAATGAGAAGTGTTACCGAAAGTCAAAGTATTAGTAGAACATCAACTAGAACGGAAGAAAGACAAGTTGGTTACCATGACCCACTGGCTCAAACTTTCTTAATTGATGATGAAGGTGGTGTATTCTTAACATCTATTGATGTATTCTTTAGTACAAAAGACGCTGCAATACCAGTAACAGTTCAAATAAGAGATGTTGTAAATGGTTATCCAGGTCAGAAAATATTACCATTCTCGGAAGTAACTTTAAATCCAAGTGCTGTTAATACAAGTACAGATGGTACAACTGCAACTAAATTTACATTTGCAAGTCCTGTTTACATACAATCAAACGTTGAGTATTGTTTTGTTGTAATGGCAAACTCACAAGATTACAATGCTTATGTGGCAAGAATAGGTGAAACATCTTTAGATACAAATAGAACAATATCTGCTCAACCATATGCTGGTGTATTATTTAAATCACAGAATGGTATGACATGGTCTGCTGAACAAAATGAAGATATGAAATTCAAATTAAGAAGAGCAGAATTTAGTAACGTAACTGGTACAGTTACATTAACTAACGATACATTAGGAACAAGAACACTTAAAAATAATGCTTTAAGAACAACAAATGGTTCTAAAGTAATTAGAGTATTCCATCCTAACCATGGTATGCACGGTACAAGTAATAACGTTACAATCGCTGGTGTACCTAGTGGTTCACACAATGGTCTTGCACACTCTGATATTAATGGAACATATACAAGTATTTCAAATGTAACTTTAGATAGTTACGATATTACATCTCCAAGTTCAACAAATGCTACTGCAACAGGTGACATTGGTGGTACTGCTATTACAGCAACACAAAATAGATTGTTTGATGTATTAAATTTAGGTGGTATTCAAATAGTAACTTTACCTGATACAAATATTGATTACTTTGTAAGAACAACAACTGGTAGATCAGTACATGGATCAGAAACAGAATTTACATTAACATCAGCAACAAATAAACTCGCTGTAATTAATAACGACAATATTGCTTTCACATCACCTCAAATGGTTGCAAGTGAAATAAACGAAACAAACGAAAGTATATCTGGTGGTAAATCATTCTACACAATATTAGAATTGACAACTACAAATACTAAACTTTCTCCTGTATTAGATACTCAAAGAATTAGTGCCTTTACTATTCAAAACAGATTAAATAATCCTACAAGTTCTAACACACCTGATTTTGTTAGTGATACAACAAATACAGGAACATCATCAGCTGCTGTTTATTGTACTAAACCAGTATTGCTAGAAAACAACTCAAAAGCGTTAGACATTAGATTAACTGCAAACATAAGAGCAACATCTGAAGTTGAAATGTACTTTAGAGCTGCAACAGATGGCGATGAATTAAATGATTTAAGTTGGACACCTTTCAATACAGATGGTAGTTCAGACTCATCTATTGTACCTGCTGAAGATGATACAACATTTAAAGAATACAAATATACAGCAAGTGATATAAATGACTTTACTGCCTTTCAAATTAAAATAGTTATGAAAGGAAGTAATTCATCATATCCACCTGTATTAAGAGATATGAGAGGAATAGCACTGGCGGTATAAGATGAGCAAATTAAGAGTAGAGGGATTTTCTGGACTAGTAAGAGATACCAACTCAAATGCCATCGTTAACGTAAATAAAAGTGAATTTCAATTGTATATGTCACGTCACAAGACTAGACAAAAACAAGGTGATGAGTTAAGAGGAGCAATAAAAGAAATAAATACTTTAAAACAAGAATTGTTTGAAATAAAAAGATTAATAAAAGAGGTAATTAAAAAGTAATGGCTGCACGACAAATAACTGCTACACAAACATTAGAAGACTTTAGAACACAGTTTAATGCTCTATCGGCTACTGATTTTGGTGATATTGCTACGTTAGATTCTGGTTTAACCGCAACGTCTGTAATAGGCGCTGTTAATGAATTATACGCTGCGATTGCTGGGGCATTATCTTTTACAGTTTCAGATGGCTCAAGTACTCAAACACTTGTAAATGGAAATACATTATTATTTAATGGTACAGCAAATCAAATTACAGCAACGGTATCAGCAACAGATACGGTTACATACGCATTAACCGATGATGTAACAATTGCTGGTGAGTTTACTGCTTCAGGCACAGGTGCTCACACATTAGGTGAGTTATCATTTACAGGCAGTACGATTGCAAGTTCAGGCTCTACTATCACAATGAGTGATGATGTAACTATGCCTGCAGCTAAAACGCTAACTGTAGATAAAATTTCAAGTAATCAGTCATATGTTGAATTTGGAAGTACAAATATATCTACTGATGGATACTTCTATACAACTGCTACTACTGGTGGTTTTATATTTGAAGGTGCAACAGCAGACGCATTTGAAACAAGTTTACTAGTAGTTGACCCTACAGCAGACAGAACAATCACTTTTCCTGATGTGACAGGAACAGTTATAACTACTGGCGATACAGGTACTATCGTTGGTTCTATGATTGCAAACAACACTATAGGTGAGGCAAATATAGCTGATGACGCCATAGGGCAAGATCAACTAAAAAGTGTAGTAACCTTGCAGATTTTAAATTCTAGTGGCGTTGTTGTTAAAACAATGTACGCTGCAGGTGCATAAATAGTATAAATAAGTAAAGAGAGGTACTTACTGAAAGACGTGGTACCAGATAAAAAATGGAGAAATTATGGCAGTAAGAAAACCTTTATATGTAGATTCAGGTAATCTACGAGAGATGGACACTACTATGGTCGCAGAGATCGTAGATCAGGCTGTCTATCAATATTCATTGAGTCCTAGTGTAGCATTATCTGTTGTCGGTTCGGGTGGTTCACTTGCGGCAATTAACGACACAAGAAAACAAGCGGGTGCTCAATCAACAAGTACAACTTCAACACCAAGTGAAGCTACTACAGCAGAACCAAGTACTGTTACAGTTACTTACGATAAAGTATCTGAAACTAGAACAGCAGGATCACCTACGTCTGATACTGGTAAAACTTGGCCTGTGTATTACAACACATCTGGTCAGATACAAGCAATGGATTTAACGGATATAAAAGATACATTTTTACATCCAGCAATTGATCTATTGGCTTCAGGATCAACAGGCACTCAACAAGGTGGAACTTATCACGTTTCAACAAGTGCTTCTGTTGGTGGATCAACTGAAGTATCAGGATCATCAACACCAATCTTTATAGATACTAGAGCAGATACATCTCTCTACACAGCAGGTGAAATTCCTGAAACGCTTGACCAACCTACAACTGTTACAAACTATTATTTACAAAGAATTACTGGTTCTCAAATTACATATACTGAACCATATTTTTTAGATGGTTCTAATAATATTAAAGAATTTACAACGGCTGCATTTGATACACTATTACAAGAGTGGATGCAATACACAGCAGTATCATCTAGTGATGGTTATTCTTTAAGTTATAACATTGGTACTTCTGGCTCTGGTAATACTAGAGGTTCTGGTATGGTTGATACTATATTAGATGGTTCTGGTAACTATCAAACAAGATTTGTAAATGCTGATGACTATAGAGCACAGGAATTTCCAAATGGATCTGCAACTACAGCTGCAACATATTATTTAAGAATACATAAGTCTTAATAGACTTATAAATTATATTATGAATTATGAAAATATTATTAACAGGTAGTGAAGGCTTCATAGGTCAACACTTAAATAAATTCTTAACAGATCAAAAACACGAAGTAATTTGTCTGGACAAAACAACAGGCAATGATTTACTTTCTTGCGACTTAAAATATTCTGTAGATTTAGTTATACATCTCGCTGGTTTATCTGGCGTTAGAGATAGTTTAGATAAATCGGAAGAGTATTGGATACAAAATGTAATCGCAGGTCAAAGACTTTTTGATTTTTTCAAAGATACAAGAATCTTATACGCAAGTTCATCAACAGCACACGAACCTTGGAAAAATCCATATGCAATGAGTAAATATGCTTTAGAGCGTATTGCTCCTGCAAACAGTATGGGTATGAGATTTACAACCGTGTATGGTCCTAATGCTAGAGAAACAATGTTGATACCAAGAATATTACGAAATGATGTTCCTTATATCAACACAAATCATAGTAGAGATTTTATACACGTTGACGATTTAGTGAGAGGGATAGATACTTTAATTAAATCAAATTTAAGAGGTGTAACAGATTTAGGTTCTGGTACTACAAACAATCTTGTAGAGTTAATTGAATACTTTGGAATTAATTGTAAACGTGTTGTGGGAGAACAAAACGAAAGATTGAATAACCTTGCTGATAATACACTACTAAATAAAATAGGTTGGTCACCTAAAATAAACTTATATGACTATATTAAGGAGAACAAACATGTTAACTGAAGAATATTTAAAAGAACATTTTATAACTGCTCATTTTTGTGACAACGAAAGACAAAACATTGAGATATTAATGACAAATGAAGATAAGACAGCAACAATACCATATTACATTCCTTTTGATGAAAATGATGTAAAATATAAAGCATTATCAACCGTTATGAATTTAGATCAATTGCATGAGGCAACGTATCAGAAAAAGAAAGACGAAAGACGAGATTTTGAAAATACGGTTTTAGAAATTGCAAAAAAAGACGGTCTAATAATGGACTCAAATAAGATTGACACTAAATTTTATCCTAGAGTAGTAGAAGCTATTTTTGGTGATGAAGAAAATTTAGATCACGTTTTTGCTTTAAAACTTGCAATATTTGAGTTAGACGGAATTAAGGATTCTAAAAAAGAAGAATTGAAGAAAAAGCTAAGACAATCAAAAACTAAAAGAGATATTATTGCTACTGCTTGTCAGATTTTAGAAAATAGTTAGAATACCAACCAGTCCAACCTTTTTCCATTATATGTTGCATTTGACCAAGTGTAATCATACTGTAGGACAAAGGTTTATAATAGAGATAGTCTTTAATTGAAGGACATACTCTTTCATACGTTTTATAGTCAATGAATTTATAGTACCATTCATCACTTCCTCTAGTGTAGGTATCCACGTAGAAAGAGTCTTGTTCTTTAAACTTATCCCATATATAAGATACATCACCAGTCCATGATACTATAGATGAGTTTAAAGGTGTGTGAGCAGGTTCTCTCCACCACGTATCATCTAATAACGTAAAATCTTTTCTTACTAGATTAGGTAACTTGTTGTAGATAATCATATCTAAATCAAAATACAGGTTCTCCCCATCTCGGAACCTATCGTACATCTGAAATTTGTTAAACCAATTACCATATAGGTCGTCTTCTATAACTTCAAAACTATCATACTTTAGACCAGAGTATTCATCTATCATATGTTTTAAGTTATCAACGTGCCATTGAGTAAACTTATTACCAAATCTACAACAAATAATTCTCATTTATCTTTCTTCCTACACCTGTAAAGTGTACTACTTTTAATTTTTCGTTTACTTCTTTATCTAATATCATAAAGTCAGTATCAAACTTTTGCATATACATTTGATTTAGTTTTAAATTTTCATTGTAGTCATCTGTATATTTCGCAATCCATTCACTAGGTGTTTTAGTTAGTTTTGCTTTATGTTCTAATATCTTCCACTTGACATAATTTTGTTCGCCATAATATTTCTTATGTACTGTTCCTTCGTTATAGAAATGTAATTGCCAGTATTCAGGATTAAGTGCAAAGTCATCCCATAAAAATTTTAAACTACCTGATTTAAACTTATAGAAACCACCATTGATACCTAGTTTGTTTTCCCACCATTGACCATATGTTACTAATTCATTATCTGATACAGGATGGCCTAGTAAATCATCTATATTACTTACTATGACTTGATCTATATCCATAATGATTATATCATCATCTGGTTTCTGATATGCAAATTGAGGACTAAAGAATTTTAGTTTATGCCAATGTTTTACTATATTACTATGATGATTGTAAGGTAGAACTAAATCTGCTTTGACATCTGTATCACTTAAACATACAAACTCAAAGTCTATTGATGAGTGTTTACGTAAACTATCGTGTAGTCTTTCAACGTAATCAGGTGTGTAAAAACCATCAAAGTATACCGTACATATTTTAAGCATTAAGTCTTCTCCACACAAGATCAAAGTCTTTGTTGATAGTGTGGCAAAGTATAGTATCTTTAGGTATGAATCCTTGTTGATATAAAAAATAATGCCACTTGTCATCTAACCATTGTACAGATACATTGTTTTCTTTTATTTTAAATGAAAATAATGTTTCATTATCCCAACCAAAATATTGTAATACTTTTTTAGGGAATATATCACTGCTATTTTTTAATTCAGACATCATAGCTAAATTATCTTTAAAATTTTCAAAGTAGTTTAGTTTTACTAAATGATCTTTGTTAATACCTACGATACCTGTATTAATAACATCATTTTTAGGACTTAATCCTTTTTCTATCAACATTGCCTGAGTATTGAAATATTTTGATGATGGACTTCTTATTGTTTGTGATGTATCTGTAACTGAATCTATTTTTGTGATTTTATTATTATTGTTTAGTACAGCAATACCTTTTGTTAAATCCCACACCTCAAAAAAGTTTTCATTTTTCATAGGCACAACATCAAAATCTAAAAATAATATTTCATCATATTTCGTAGATAGTTCATACATTAAATGTATCTTATAAAAATTTATTATATTATACATTGTAAGGTATGGATATTGTTTTTTTATATTTTCTGACCATAATGTAAAGTTTGTATCATATTCATATAAAATAAAATCAGCACCAATAGCGTCAGCGTAGATTTGTTTACAAGCACATAGATCACCATAATGTTTTGCGAATTGCTCTTTAGTTCTTATGTTCATAGGTGTATCACCTGTCTTCAAAATGTTTTTATCAAAAATATCAATATCTTCTGAAGGTATATCAATATACAAACTAAAAATTACTCTTTTCATAATATTTTTCCTATTAATGTAAATCTTGTTCCTCTTTCATCATTAATTTCATCTTCAACAAGCACTTCGGTGTTTTTAGGTAATTGTGTTTTAAATTCATCAATATTGTTTACACAATTTATATGTGTATCTATATTGAACATGTCATTTGATTGAAAGGCAAAGTGTGCTGTCTTTTTCATTCTTGTCCACCATGGCACTTTACGTGTGACAGGCACACCAAATTTTGAATTGAAATATAGTGATTTAGGTCCTATAGGTCCCCATTCAGACATTGGTCGCATATGTTCACACGAAGTATTAATAAACAAATCAGTTTTTTCATATTCGTTTCTAAAATCTTTGAATATGTCATCTGATATAAAGTTTACATTTTCATAGTTGTAAAATAATTTATTTTTTGCAATCTTTATAACTCTATCGTCCATATCTATTGCTGTAATCTTTTTTACTCTAGGTGCCAATGCAGGTACTAGAATACTGCCAAACCAACAACCGAATATTGTTATTTCTGATTGATCTGTTATTAAACCAAGTTTATCACAATGTTTTACAATATTCATCTTTGCGTTTAATTGAGGAGTACTAAAAGAGTCTAGTATATTATGTTCTAAATCAGGCTCTTCTTTAATAGTATAAATTATTTTTTCCAATAAATTATAATCTATATGATTATTATGTAAACTCAATATATTTTTTAAATATTGTAATTGATCTCTTTCTATCATTTAACCCAACTTACTATATCTGATAATGGCGGACATGTGTCTAATCCCAATTGATTCTTTTTCTCTAGCCATTGCTGTCTTGTTTCTTCAGCATAACCACAACTCATCATTAATATAGGTCTTCTTTTTACCCAACTAAAACCTAAATCATGCCATTGTTTTACATCTCTTATAAAACAAATATTGTACGATACATCTAATCCTTCTTCTAATAGATAACTTGATAGATTGGTTGCAAACATTCCTACTTCTAAAGCGATATGATCTATAATTTTTTCTACGTATTCTGGATATTGCTCATCTGCCGTATGACTACCATTGTCTATCTGTTTTTGATAGAACGCATTTGGTTTATGCACAACTCTGCTATGAAATGCAAACAAGTAAGGATTAGTTCTTACATGATTGTAGTTTGGATTAGGATTCTTTTTTGCGTCATGTGTTACTTTAGATAAACCTAAAGCATTTGTATCTTTGTCAACTTGTATATGATTTCTATTAGATAAAGTCCATATCTTTTCTTTCCATTCTTGTTGTTCAGGACCATAGACATTTATTCTATATGCAAACATATTATTTTTAGATGATGTTGTTATTAATGCTTTTTCTAAAGCTCTATCTATGATTTCTTTTGGTGGAACATCTTTTTTATAAGTGATAACGTGTCTTCGTTTATCTTTTAATAAGTCGTAGTGTTTCATTTTTTTATTACCCAATCTCCTATTACTAACATGTTCAATGCTGTTCTTTTGAAAGTTCTTAATGCGTGTTGAGGTGTTTCTACGATAGGTTCCTGACAATTAAAACTTGTATTCAATAACATCGGTATACCTGTAATTTTGTAAAACTCATTCACTATATTATAAAACTTCTCATTGTCTTTTATATTTATAGTCTGTATTCTAGCAGTATTATCAACGTGTGTAATGCCTGGTACTTTATCAGTTTTTACTTTACATATCCTAGACATGTAAGGACTAGGACCACCTCTTGTATCAAAGTATTCTTGGTAATGTTCTTCTAATACTACAGGTGCAAATGGTCTAAAGTCTTCTCTCATCTTTATAGTGTGATTAATAATATTCTTTATATCAGGATTACGAGGGTCTGCTAATATGCTTCTATTACCTAATGCTCGATTACCACTTTCTGATTTGCCTTGAAACCAACCTATAATAGAACCATCTGCTATTGCTTGTGCTACTTCTTTATAATTTACTTTTTCTTCACCTACATAATCATACTCCTTACCAGCATACAATTCTGATTTATGTACATTTTTATTTAAGACAAAATCAGCGTGTTGATATGCACCAATGGCTTGTCCCTCATCACCAACTGCAGGTGGTACAAATACATTGTTATAATGTTTAGTAAATTCTTCATTCATATAACCATTGTAAGCAACGCCACCTGCAATACATAAGTTATCACAAGTCTTTAATGGATATACATGTTCTTTTATTTTATCTAAAGTAAATCTTTGTAGTGTGTATGCTAAATCATCTACACCGTGCGTATCAACATCTATTTGCTTAAAGTGTTCTTGTTTCTTTTCAGTTATAGGACCATCAAGTATAACTTCAAAACATGTATAGTAATATCTACTAAACTTACCATATCCTACTTTACCCATAAGTTTACTTGCACCTAATGTACCAAAACCTGTAAGACCAGACATGTGATTCCATAACCAACCTATAGGTAGTTTATCTGATAGATCAATTAAGTTTTGTTCTTTATCAAAAAATACACATCTAAATTTAGAACCTATGCCATCTATCGCAAGTATATCAGATTTTTCATAACCTGAATTAAGAAACGCATAAGCAGCATGTGATTGATGATGATCTATAAAGTAAACATTATCTTTGTAATAGTGATCCCATAGTTTTTTAGGATTGTAATTAAATATCTCATCATGCCCTTTTAATATTGTACTCCACAATTCTTCTTTTGATTTTCTAATACCACCAAACGTATATGTAAATGCTAGTATGGCGTCATCTGGTTTTTTAAAGTATTGTTCAGTAAACTCATCATTCAATCTATAATCACTTACGTTAAGTATATCTGATTGATGAGCATACGCCTCAGCGTGATATGGTAGATTATGTTTAAATCTAGTTTCTCTTTCTCTTTGATTATGATACACACCATCATATGTATTATGATCGTGTAGATTTAAAGCAACTGCAAATATTTTATCCATTTAGTACACTCGCATATTTTGATAAAGGAAAATGACCTTTAGGTTCAACCCATTCCATACATGTTTTACAATAGTTCTCATATTTAAATAATCTAAAATTCATCATCTTATCTATATTCTCCTGTGTTATGTCAAATGTTCTGGAGTGAATTGCGTTATTGGCAAACTTCTTACTACAATGTACAAGTTTTTTTGTTTCAAAATTGATAACAGGTACCATAGGAAAAGCTGCACACATCTTACGATCTATTTCTGCAGCTTGTTCGTGTACTGCTGTAACATCATCTTTATTAGGTGTTCTACCATTAAATGATTTCCACATTGTGTTTTTATGATTTAACTTTTTCATTTCTTCAGGAAACTTATCTTTGTATTTAAAGTAATTAGGTGTTTTTACACATAGATTGTAATTGTTATAATCATTGGGTTGTATGAAACCATAAGGCTCTAATCTATCTAAATTACCTAGTTTCTTAATACCGTCTTCGTAAAAATCTAATATGTTATGTTCAACATAAAGTATATCAGGATCTTTTAGTATATGTGGATATCTTTTACGTACAAAAGAGTTTGATAGTACTGAACATACGTGATTAGGTCTACTTTTAACTTCAGCAATTACATCATCTAAATTTTTAATTAGTCCTGGCTCACCACCTAAAAGACAAACACGTATCTTATAATTTTTTAAATAGTCTAGTGTTTGTTTTAGGAAATCCATATCAACTGTTAAGTTTCTCATCTCTAAAGTATAACTTGTACAGTAATGGCAATCTTTATTACAAGACATAGACATAAAAAAATCTATGGCTAAATAATTCTGTTGTATTTCTTTTAACGTTATCATCTATTATCAAATTTAGTAAAAAATAATTTATTAAATGCTATTAGTAATTGTTCCTTTGCTAATGTTTTAAATCTTGTTTGTTTAAATAAAAAGTCTTCTCTTTCATAAGCCTTTTCTATAAGATACTCGTAAATATCTTCATTGTGTTTTTCTACTAATGCTCTATCCAAAATTATATCATCACCAAACAACCACTTTGATCTCTTTACAAATTTAAGCAACCTTTGAGGTATCTTATCTGTTATATCAATCATATTATTGTTATCATCTACATAACAAAAACTAGTGACATTTGGACTTATAATTATTTCATTCATATTGTTGCCATTATAATATTACATGTATTATCCACCTCATTATCCGTTAAATATGGATGAATAGGTAATGTTAGTATTGTATCACATATTAACTGGGAATTCAAGCAGTTATCTTTTCTATGTATGTGTGTTTTATACAAGGGGTTTTCTGATATAGGTATAGGATAATGTACATTAGCGTTAAGTCTTTTCTTTAGTAAATCCCTTGTTTCTTTGTTTTCTAATCTTATGACGTATTTGTGATAACAATGATTTACAGCCTCATCAACATGTGGTATAATTACAGGTAGATTTTTTAAATTGTTAGTATATCGTTTTGCAATTCTAAAACGTTTATCTTGCCATTCGTGCATTTTGTCCATTCTATGACTAATAAACTCAGCATTGATTGCTAACATTTTAGAGTTATAACCTAATACATCACCGTTGCCGTGTCTTCTTACTTTTCTTAAAAATTCTGCTTGTTGTTTACCATCTAGTAAAATAGCACCACCACCTGATATACCTGCAACAGGTTTATTTGCATTGAAACTTAATGTTGCAATATCGCCAAATGTACCTGCATATTGACCATTTCTACTTGCACCAAATGATTGACAAGCGTCCTCTATGAGTGGGATGTTTTTTTCTTTACAAAAGTTTTGTATTTCTGTCATGTCAGATATATTACCAAATAAATGAGGATATACAATTGCTTTTGTTTTGTCTGAATACATACGTTTAATGCTATCAATTGACATATGATTTGTTTTTGGGTCAACATCACAAAATACAGTTGTTGCACCATTCATAGCTACACATGACGCTGAAGATATCCATGAGAAGTTTGTAACTAATACTTCATCGCCAGGTTTTATAGCATATGCCATAAGAGCATATTGTAAAGCGTCTGTACCACTAGCACAAGCAACGACATACTTTCTATTGATAAGTTTTTGTATTTTCTTTTCTAAAAACTCAATGTTTCTTTCATTTTCTTTTTGCATAACATTATCAAAAAGTTTTAAATATTCATCTTTGTTTGCTAGATAATCTCTATCCCAACCTGTCATATATTAACTCCGCTATTTTCTGTTGTCCTACTGCATTAGGGTGTCTATCTTGTTCAGATATTCTATATTCTTCAGTTAGATATTGTTCAATCATATATCCACCTAGTGACTCATCTGTAGGCCAACCTAAAAAATGTTCATTAAATTTATATTTACTTTTTTTCAAAGTGTCTATATATGCTTCTGTAAGCATATCACGTACAAATTCTCTTCCATATTTTTGCAATTCTGCAAATTGTTGAAACTTATCTAGTTTCATTTGTAAATCATTTTCTTCTAAACCTGAATAATCTAAATTGTTTATTACTTCCCAAATATGTCCTTTGATTAAACTTATCATTTGAACTTGATTGTAAAAAAGTGCTTGATCGGCAACTCTAGTTTTTTGTTGTTCCATTAAATTTTGAAACGCATATTGGTATCTTATAGTTTTTCTAATCCAATATTGCAAATCGCCTTTTGCGTCTGTTCTAATATTGTGCCATCTTTTAACTTTTTTCACATTCTTAACATCTCCAAATTTTGCACCTCTCCACATATCTGTTTTTTCATAGTCACGTCTTGGTGCTGATGTCCATGCAGCTATAACATAACCGACTTCATTAATATCAATTTCTGATAGCACATCTGATATAGAACTATAGATATATTCTTGTCCCATTCCTGACAAGCAAAGATTCATTGGTTCTAAATTCATCATCTCTGCTAATATTTCAGGCCATTTAGGCCATGTTGTATCCATCGCAGGATGAGGCATAGACATAAAATTAGGATCACCCCAACTACAACCACTTACTATAAGTTTCTTCATACTTTATTTTTTACTATTGATTTACCTTTTTCATCTAAATGATGTTCTATTTTTATATTATCATCTGGTCTAATTAAACAATGATACAGACAATTTTTAGGCACTTTACTATGATCGCCTGCCTCACCGTCTTTCATAATTTGTTCAAACTCTCTCCATTCATCTGACAATACTATTTCATCTATGTTTTCTGCCTCACTTACTTTACTTACTTTTAACATTTTTTGAAATAATGGTGTGCTTAATGTCCATTCTTGGTCGCACCAACAACAAGGTAATAGATGACCTCTATTACTCATAGCCATTTGCATTTTGCCGTTCATACATTGAGCAACAAATTTACCTTCTAGTTTATCTTTTTTATCTGACATTAGGTCTTACGTATCCTTTATATCCTAAATTATATTCTTTTGATTGAGGTCTTAATGGGTCATCTTCTCCCATCCACCTTGACGAGTGTAACACTATGAACATTAAACCCTCATCTATTGCCATTTGTTTCGCCTTTTCTAAATTGTGTTCATTGTAACTAAACACTATAAACTGCCAAGATGGCGTTTGTTTTAAGTGTTTCTTTGCTTCTAACATAACTTCATATAATTTTTTACCATCTTGGTTAACACGATACATGTTACTTTCTTCAGGTAAACCATCTATTGCAAATATCCATTTTGCTTTAGGGTGTGCCTTAAACGCTTGTACGTACCAACTTTTAGATTTGGCAGATGAGGCATTATGTACTGTAACTTGTATATCTTTATTATACAGGTACCCTAATATCTCAACAAACTTTGGATGATGTACAGGATCAGATAACTGACCACAAAAATTAAATGATGAAAAATAATCAGATAACTTTCTTATCTCGTCCATTGTAGCATCCCGACCATAAACTTTTCTGCCTTCAAGTGTAAAGTTAGTTTGTCTTTGACATCTCATACACTCTAAAGGACACCTATTACTTATGTCAATATTTATTCCTTTCTTTGATCTTCTATAAAATGCTATATCACTCATCTTAAATGTTTTAGTAAATTTTCTATTTTATCTTTTTGTTCAGTTAAACATTTTGCAGGTCTTTTCCAATATACAGGTCCACCATCTTTAATAGATTTATCTCTTAAATAAATCACTTCTTTTCCTAACCATTTACATTCTTGTATAATTCTAGGTGCAGGATCAAAGTTAGGTTTAGTGTAAACATATGTGTCAAATAAACCTAATAGATTTTTAACAGGCACGAATACGTGATTATGTTTTTGACTTATGTACTTATCTTTGTATGCTATGATACCATGTGACGTATAATTTTTTATATGTTTTTCTACTTCTCTATAATATGTTTTATTTGTTCCTAAAAATAGATATTTAAATTGTATGTTATCTACTACAGGTTTGTATATACTAAAGTTTATTATCTTTTCAAATTGTTCGCCTACACCATTTACATATACCTCATGGTCGCATAAGTCAATTACTTCTTTGGGTTCATAAAAATCTAGTGCGATAGGATATTCTTTAATGTGATTTTCTGAATATACAGATATGAGTTTACCACTAAATAATTGATGTAATGTAAATTTTTGTTCTTCGGTATAACTGTTGTAATCAAGGTATGCAAGTGTCAACATACTTCTACCCATAATTAAAGATACATCATCTGACCGTGGCATATAGTCATTAAAGACTATGTTTTCAAACTTTGTATAACACTCATTTATGGCGTCTATGTAATCTTGTATTATGTGTTTTTTATTCGGTATGATAATCAGTTTGGCACTTATACCTAGGTCGTTGAGAAAACAACAATATTCATAACTGTAATGAAACAGACCATCACCTGGTTTACTTGTACATACTATATTTACATTTTTCATAATATATTATAACATATTTATGTATAAATATCAATAGAGTAGAGTAGAGAGATTAAAGGATAAGTAACATGAAAAAGGTATATTTTACTCAAATAAACAATCTAATTGCTGACGCAACATTCTTACCATTAAGCGTTTGTTACGTATGGGAATATTGTAAGACACAGGTAACAGGTTGGGAACTAGGCGGTATCTTGTTTGAAAGAGAAACCGTAGATGAATATTTAAAGAAGATTGTTAATCCTGACATTTTAGCATTATCAACATATGTGTGGAACTGGGACATAACTTGTGAGTTAGCACGAGCAGTCAGAAAGAAATATCCTAATTGTAAAATAGTAATGGGTGGACCACAAGTACCATTCAAACAAAGTTGGTTAGAAGACAATACTGACCTATGCGATATTATAGTTACATATGCAGGTGAAAGAGCATTTGCAGAAATACTAAAAGGTAACTACACGTACCCAGGCGTAATGACAAAAGAATCATATAAGCCACCTAGACCAGATAAAGAAATAAACGATATACCAAGTCCTTATTTAAGTGGACTAATGGATAGTCTTGTACAACCTGGTAAAAAATATAGTGCCATCATAGAAACTAATAGAGGTTGTCCATATAGTTGTACATTCTGTGACCAACAAGATTTATATTACAATAAGATCGCTATGTTTGATTACGATAGAGTAATAGGTGAGATAGATTGGATTGTAGAAAATAAAATTGAGTTTTTATTCTTTGGCGATAGTAATCTAGGTATGTTTAATAGAGATGTTGACTTTTTTAGATACATCGCTAAACGTAGAAATGAAACTGGTTATCCTAGACAGATAGATTATACTACAGCAAAACAACAACCAAAACGTATTGTAGAGTTAGGTGAAATACTTAACAAAGAAGCAAAGATGAGGCGTGGTGTTACAATTGCTTTACAAAGTATGAATCCTAAAACATTAAAAGCAATCAAAAGAATGAATCTTGCAAATGAAAAATTAGAACAAATTGTTAGCGACTATAACAATGCAGGCGTTGAAAGTTATTGTGAGTTAATTGTAGGTTTGCCTGAAGAAACATTAGATACATGGATTGAAGGTATAGGTAAGATACTAGAATTAGGAAGTGACCATGCCTTGTTAGTACACCCTTTAAGTATTGTGCCTAATACTCCTTTTTCTGATCCTGAATATAAAAACAAATTCGGATACAAATATGCAAAGACACGAGCACCTGCAGGTGGTAATACCTATCCTAAAGATAGTAATGGTGAAAGTGATTATGTTGCATATGAAACTAATAGTTTTAGTACACAAGATTATATTGATATGTATTTTTTTGCTAAAGGTCTTGTTATACCACATCACTATCATGGCGTTAGTCAAGTTGCAGCTACATATTTAAACCGAAAACACAATGTACCATTTATAGAGTTTTATAAAAAACTATTTGAGCATAGTAGATATGGTAATGGCATATTAAATGAAGAATATATAAATCACACAAATAGTCTAAAAGAAAGTTTGTTTGAAGGTAAAATATGGGGAAGAACTGTAGAGGGTGGTGATGATTTTCATTTATTTGATACTGGTGCCTCAGCTGCTTTCTTATATGCAAACATAGACAAGGTACATGAAGAAGTTATAGACATATGTAAGAAAGAATATAATGTTGATGTAAGAGAAGCGTGCCAGTTTAACAAACATCTCCTTGACACATATGAAAGAGATGATATAGAAAAACAATTTAACAAAAACTGGTATAGTTGGTTTTATGATAACAAACCACTAGTTTCAGTTAACAATATCGTTTCTGTAACCGTTTATAAATATAAAGATATAGTAGACCACTCAAAGCATTTATTCTGGTGGGGAAGAAAAGCCAAGAGATGTTTTTTGAAATCAAAGGAGATTACGTTATGATAAGAGTTGGCGATATAATACCAGATGTTAAAACTATGCACAAAGATAGTGCAGCCACAAACTGGTATTCTACACACGAATTATTTAAAGATAAAAAGATATTACTAATAGGATTGCCTGGTGTATTTCTAGTTGAGTATGCAGCCACACATTTAAAAGCATACGACTTCTATTACAGCAAGATAAGAGACCTAGGTATTGATGAAGTATATTTTACAAGTGTTGATAATTGTTACGTACAAAACGCATATCACAAAACAGAAAATTTATCTTATTTAAAAAACTTACCTGACCCTAATGGTGATTGGGCCACATCTATAGGTATGTTAGAGAATATGAGCAAAGAAGGTTTAGGAAATTGTAGTCATAGATACGCCATGATTATAGACAATTTAATTATGAAACATTGTAAGTATGAAGACTTTACACACAATCCTATGACGTGTTTTCAAGTATCAGACGCTGATACAATGATTAAGTATTTAGAAATTATACAAACAAATTATGAAAGGTTTAATGATGACGCCAGAGATAAGGTTGACGTCCTTGGAAGAAACAAGATCAGCACCGTATTGTCGTGAGCTAAAAACTCTTTGGTACGATAGAGAATATCTATTAAATCATTTAGAGAGTATAGATCAAAAGAATTGGTATCTATTTGATTGTGGTCACATAAGATGGACTGTACAAGAGGCATTTACTGCTAGAATGGAATGTAAAAACTATCCTTTTAGTGAGTTTCATTATGAGTTGATAAACCTTTTTACACCTGCAATATCTTTTGATACTGTACTGTACACACAAACAGCAATTGGTGGGGCACCACCACACCAAGATAGAAACAGACCTGCTGCTTTAAACTTTGCAATAAGAGGTGAGTTTAGCGATACAAGTCCTCAAGTCTTCTATGATAGTTTTGATAGAAGTACAGAAAAGTATAGAATGACATATGAAAAAAATGATATAACAAATGAATTTGCACCTTGGTTATTTAAAGGTCCTGAAATACATGGTGTAGAAAACAAGACAGAAAAAAATAGAATTATTATAACTTGTGCTTGGCGTCATAACAGTTATGAAGATATAGAAAAAAAATTACTAGATGGTACGTTAGTAAATTGGGAACAGAATGAAAAAAACAAAAGGATAAAATTTATATGAGTAGTGTAGATAGAACAAACAAAGCACTTTTAAGACTTTCTACTATGGGTGATTGGTTGCAAATGAAACAACACATCAATACAAGACAGATTATGAAAGACCTTGAGCCATACAAAGACTCATGGAAACCATACAATTTAAGAAACCCAAATAACAGGTGGGGATTAAGTGTAACAAGTTTAGATGGTGGATTAAGTGGTATACCTGATTTAGATAGTTTACTACAATACAATAATATACACGGCACTAATATTACAAATCATCAAATAAAAGAATATACCGAAGTATATAAGAACTCACAAGAATTACAGAAACTCATTGAACCATGGAAACCTTGGTTAGGGAGATGTCACTTTTTAAAACTAAACACAGGTGGTTATTTTCCTGAACACTATGATGTAAACAAATTAGAATATGGTTATGATGAAATAAGATTTATTGCTTTCATTAACAGGTGTGATAAAAAAGATTTAAAATTTATATATGAGGATACAGTTAGAGATGTTAAAGATGGTCAAATGTTTTTCTTTAACGCAAATAAAAGACATTCAGTTTTTAGTACATCGGACGAAATTATTATGTTAGTATTCTGTATGAAATTTGATGAACATTTATTTGAAAGATTAATAGAACAATATAGGTTTGCATAATGTGGTATCATAAAAAATTTAATTTACAATACGATAAAAACGTTTTCAATGAGATAATTGAATATGCTAAAACAGCAACATGGAAACAAGGGTACGATAAAAATAATGCCCTTTGGAACGTTGAAGAACTTCCTTTAGACCCTAAGGAATTTCCTATACTAAATGAATTATACGAAGGTCTAAATGCAGAATTTAAAAGTCCATCTTTTTTTATTAGTAATGTGAAACCTGGTGGGTTAGCAAACCATATTGACCACAGGAAGTGGGGAAATTTAGGTATACCTTTATTAGGGAACTTTGAAAAAACACCTCAGTTTTTTTACGATCAATTTAATCATCCTGTAGAGTCATTTATAGTTGATAGACCTGTTATATTCAATACACGTATGTTACATGCTGTGCCTAGAGATATAGAAGACACAGGTCCTCGTTGGGTATTGATGATGAATTTATATGAGTGGATTGATAGGTTGTTTGAAAAGATTGATAACAAAACTATATGGACAGATACAAAGAATTTTAAAGTAGATTTAGTGAGTCTTGGAGAATAAAATGATAAACAAATTAATATGGAATAAAGTAGAAGAATTATTTTACTGGAACATATCAGTAGATAGCCCTATTAATCAATTACCTTTTACAATGGATTTTATTCTTACTTGTCAAAAAGAATTTTCTATGACAGTAAGAGATAAAGAATACCCTATACATCTAGGTGGTATAATGGATTGGCATGATAAAACAATGGGCGATTTCGTAAAAGAAATAGATAAACAATATCAAAGTAATTACTTTGTAGCAGAAAATGGTACAAGTACAACAGGTGTCGTAGGTGAAATAAAAGATGTAAACGATAAACCTATTACTAACAAATGGAATATAAGAGGTGACGCTCTTGTTAAAAGATTACAAGCAATGCAAAAAGAAAGACCTAATCTAACAATATTAGATATGGGTTGTGGTGTAAACGAATATAAGAAACACTTAAACAATGTTACAGGTGTTGACCCTTACAGAAAAGAAGCAGATATATTGTGTAGTCAAGCAGATTTTAAACCTGCTAACGATATAAAATGGGATGTAATTATATGTTTTGGTCCTCAAAACTGGTATACGTATGATGAACAATATAGAAACTTTATGACGTTAAAGAATTGTTTAGCACCTAGTGGTTTACTATTATGGTCACATGTTCATAATTACTATAAAGTATTTCAACCAGATCACCCACATGGTCACACTTGGATACATGGTGATTTAGAACATGCACAAAAGAATAGTGCATTTTACTTTTATGATAGAAACTGGAAGTACACATGGTACTTTAACTGGACTGAACACGCTGTAAATACACTTGCAGGTCATGTAGGTTTAAAAATAAACAAAGTAGATTATGACCATTGTAATTTATACAGACCACCTATGTACAGAATATTTACGGAGATGACACATGGTTGAACAAGGTAACTTCTTTGTTTACAAATAACAAAGCGTTTTGGAGTATGGCATGAACAGGTGGGATATAACTGTTAAACAAAGTAACTATGATTTCAATCCTTTTAGAGAAAGTGATCATGGTAAATATTTTAAAACAGTAACAAACATTTATGAGGACTGGTCAAAGGAATTAGAATATGCAAACAAGCAACAATATGATTTCTATTGGCCTAGTCCTGTAAAACCAGGTGGCGATCATTTTGATTATGAGTATGAAAATAAACTAGTAGAAGATTGGGGTATACCTAAAGACTTTGTAATCTACAGAATGTGGACTGCAACAAAGAAAGAGTGTCCTATATTATGTGGTCTAGCAGACAGGTTAGGTTTAGAAGACGCACAAGTTAATATACAAACACAAACTACAGGTATGATGTTACATTTACATATTGATAGTTTAACAGGTTTAAGAAAAGAAAGAAAAGATCAATCATCAAGCAGAGCAACTGATCCTGAATGGGGTAGAGTTTTTGTTATGTTAGAAGATTGGAAACCAGGACATATTATTCAATTCGGGAATACATATGTACCACCATGGAAAGCAGGTGATGTAATATGGTTTGATTGGGCAAACATACCACATAGTACTGCTAATACAGGACCATGGCCTAGAACAATTGCAAAAATAACAGGTAAACAAACGTCTAAATATAAGAAACTATTATAGGATTAAATTATGAGATTACTGATTATATTATTACTTTTATTTGTATCAACAAAAACTTTAGCAGAAAACAATTGTAAATGGCATGATGATATTCCTTGTATTACAATATATCCAAAATTAAACAATTCAAACGCATTAGGTGATAGAATAACACCTACAACAACAATTACAAAAACAGAAATAAGAGAACACAATCTAATTGATTTACCAAGTGTTTTAAATTACGTATCAACACTAGACGTTACACAATCAGGACCAAAAGGACAAACTGGTTCTGTATTTTTAAGAGGTACAAACTCTAATCACACTTTAGTTTTATTGAATGGTATGCCTATTAATGACTCGTCAACACCTACAGGTGTATTTGACGTTGGACAAGACTTTATGTTTAACGTTGTACAAGTAGATGTATATAAAGGTGGTGCAGGTGCTCATTGGGGTGCAGACGCTGTGGGTGGTGCAATTAATTTAAGAACAACCGTAGATTACGATAAAAGATATAATGTATCAGGTAATGGTAATGACAAAACAATAAGTGGTAATTATTATACAAGATTAAATGATTTTGATATATCTGTTTCAGCAGGTGAACATAAATCAAAAAACGTTTCTGCCTTATCAGGTGCTGACGAAAAAGATGGTACAAAAAATCAAACTATAGGTGTCAATGTAAGTAAATGGTATGATATGATACATTGGCAAACATCTTGGTTTACAAGAAATACGTTTACAGATATTGATGGTCATAGTCTTGCTATACAAGATGACAAATGGTCTGATAATAGTTTTTATGCTTTTCAAACAGGTATAGATTACTTTAATAATAGTTTAACTTTTCATACACACGAATATGAAAGAATTTATGATGACGCTAATTATGATAGTCAAAATTGGTCATTAAGAGGTGTACATCAAAGACAAAATTGGGGAATAGGTTTTGATTATAAACATGATGAAAATTATGGTAAATCTGCATGGTCAGAAAACACAGGCAGAAATCATGGCATGGGATACTTCTTTAATTTTTCATACAATATATTATCATATCATCATAGATTTGATGAAGACCATGAAACTTATAAAATAGGATTCTTACAAGAATTAGACGATGGTTTAAGTATAAGTGGTAGTCACTCAACGTCATATAAAAATAAAACATTATACAGCGATGTAGTATATGGTGACTCACAAGAGGTTACATTAACTAAAAATAACTTTGCTACTACTATCTTTCAAAATGATATAGGTGATCTGAATACAAATGGTGTAGAGATGTCATATAATACAGGTGATTGGAAACTTTTTGCAAGTAATTTAACAAGTAAAACAAAAGATGTATTATCATTAAGAAGACCAGAATGGTCACTTGGTTTTATACACAATAAAAAGTTTGAAAATAATTTTACTTTAACTACTAACTACAAATACAAAGGTAAACATTTAGATATACATAACTCAAACTGGTCTACAATATCAATGCCAGAAACACATTTAGTTGATTTAAATCTAGGTTATAACTATCATGGATTTAATTTTGGTGTAAGTCTAAACAATCTATTAAATGAGAAGTATGAATCACCTCATGGTTTCTCACAAGAAGGTAGAAAGTTTACTTTAGGTTTTAACAAATCATTTTAATGTACGATACAATATTTTGGGCTGTAATAGGAACTTTAAGTGGTGTCATCTTTGGTGTGATACCAGGTGCAGGACCTTTTGTTGCAACTGCAACTTTATATCCTTTCTTAACGCATATAGAACCTGTCAATGTTATGATGTATTACGTCACGGTATTGATTGCAACAAATTATACAAATAGTGTTACTGCTATTTTGTATGGTATACCTGGTGACGCCTCAGCAATGATGACTGCAAGAAATGGTCATAGATTATTCTTAAAGGGCTTTGGTAATCTAGCAGTTGCTACTAATGCCGTTAGTAGTACAATAGGTGTTGTATTTGCTTTTACTGTTTTTATTTTTGTATTGCCTTGGATTATAGAAGTTTTTAGATTTTATAATAGTGTACTACAAACAGTTATTGTTGCAGCTGCAATTATAATGATTACACTATTGACAAAACAAAATAAATTGTTTACAATAGTACTGTTTTTATTTGGAGGCATGATTGCAAAAATAGGTATAGACCCTATAACGTTTGACAGTTTTTTGACTTTCAATAACTCATATCTCGCAATTGGGATACCTTTTGCAAGTGTGATGATAGGATTATACATAGTGCCAGAACTAACAAAGTTAAATAGTTTTAAAGTAGGAGTACCTAAACGTATAAATACTTTTACAGTTGGTAAAGATACAACTACGCCTACACTCATAGGAAGTTTTGTAGGATTTTGGTGTGGTCTTATACCAGGTGTAACAAATATTCTTGGCAGTTATGCAAGTGCAAACATTGTTAAAAGGTTTTTCAAAAAACCTGTACTTAAAAGCATAGCAGCCGCAGAGGCAGCAAATAATAGTGGCGCCTTATCATCACTATTGCCTTTGCTTATACTAGCGATACCCATTACGGGAAGTGAAGTTTTGATTTATTATATTATGTTAGAAGATGGTTTCGTTTTCAACGCTCAAAATACAGTCAAACATTTAGAAAGTATAATTTATATTATACCCTTTGTTACTGCATTTTGTTTGGGGTTAAGCTGGTACGGTTTCAATCTGTTAGGTAAGATTGCATATCTCTATAAACAATATAGAACAATTGCAAACATCTTACTTCTCTCAATAATTAGCATTGCAAGTATATCAATATTCGCCATACGTGAATGGATGATTATCTGTATATTTGTTTTGTCTATAATCGGTTTCTTAATTAGACGCTGGGACACTAGTCCTATTATTTACGGATACTTTCTAAGCGATCTATTTTATGAAAATTTAATTAGAACATTAATAATCTTGTAGGAGAAAAAATGAAAAAAATAATGTTAATATTAATGAGTATGTTATTCAGTACAATGGCATACGCACAAGTGCAAATTATCAACCCAGGTTCACAAGAAGGTGTCTTCAGACAAATTCTTTCTACAATAGGTGATACAACTGAACATAACTTTGTTCAGGCAGATAATCCAGTTACTGCATACACTTATATAGAAGGTAAAGGTACACAACCTATCTTAACGATATGGTCTAGTGAATGGCCAGGTGACGATAGTTTAAAAAGTCCGAAAGTATCTAAAGATAATATTGTTGCTTTAATGACATATGAAACTCTTATGTGTAGTAGAGCATACAATTCACTTGAAGATATGAGTGGACAAACGGTTAAGATTGCGACATGGGGATCAGAACCAGTTGCAAAATTTTTAAAAAATTTAGGTGCAAAATATAATGTAAATTTTGTAGTTGTACCTTATTCTGGCAGCGGAAGTACTACTAAAGGTTATGTTGGCAAAGACGCCGATACTGTCTTTACAATTACTTCACGTCAAGCCGCATTAGAGGAAGATGGATCTAAATGTATTGCCTTTTCAGAAAAAGGTGAATTAGGTTTTAGATTTGTTGACGCAATCATCACCATTAATGCTAACTACGCCTTAACAAATGAATTACGTTCTGCTGTAACAAACCTCTCTACTACTACCGAGTGGAATAGTAAATTCAAAGGCTCTGTAACTTATGTTGGAAATGGTTCTAATCAAACTATAGAAATGTTTGAAGAGGCTGTTGCTAACTTTAGTAAGTAATACAATTATGTAAGAGCTGGTTGGCATCCTTATAGTTGTCAAACAGCTCTTGCTGATTTCTACCAGTTATATTAAGATTTACGTTAAACTTCTTATTTTGTAGATTTTGAAATTCAGGTATTGTCATACCGACTTCTATTTTTCTATTCAGATAATTCATATATTGTTCAACAACTTCTATATTTTTTATATCTTTAATTACACCAGGTTTCAATTGAGTACAACCCCATAGTAGGTGAGTTGTTATCTCTGGTTCTTTATTGTTACCTATATTGTTGAATATATTATTACCAGGTAGTTTATCTAATATATTCATAAACTGACCTATACGTGTGTTAAAATCTATTGCAATTAATTTTTTACCTATTATATGAAATTCAGGTCCTGCAAAGTACATCTCTTTTACTTTTAATTCATCAACCACAGTTTGTACAAAATTATGTATTACTTTTTGTTGTTCTTCATCTACATCACTTGCAGGTAAAGACCATACTGCTAAATTTTTTGTAATATCACTTTTCTTACTAATTGAATGTTGTTCCATAGGATTTTTATTAAAGTCTAGTACATCACCATATTTAACTTGGGCAGTTCTAGCATAAAACAAACTATCTATTTTGCCATCTTTGACATAACCAAAAGTACCTATAGATGGTTCTTCAGACCAATAATATTCTTGTGCCATAATCTTACAAGGCATATAATTAAAATTTTCATTTTGTATACCTTGTTTGTTTATCTCAAAAAAATCATTATGATAATTTAGTTTACTTAAATGATCTAAAAAATGATGTTTATTGTTCCATCTTCTATACTCTATAATAGGTGTATTCTGATCTGATTTAGGAAAAAAAGAATTACTACCAGTACCAATGTCAGGTTTTGTAAAAAACTCTTTGCCTTCAAATATATCTAATTGACTATGAAAAGTAGGTGTAATACTTTTAGGCACATGATGGTTTAGACCTATTGATCTAAGGAAATCATCCATCTTTTGTTTATTTGAAAAGACTTCAGCTGCGAAGGCAGATATATTCTGTATGTCATAATAACTTTCTAATTGTGCTTGAATAGGAAATAAATTTTCTGATACACAAAACACTTTATCACAAGATATAATTTGTTTTGTGATTTCTATTATATCAAACTTCTTTGATACAACTAAATCGTCTATGTGTTTTATGAAAGGTTTGTAGCGATCGCCTGACTTGTTTGGCACCACATCACAAACTAATGTGATGTGGTTATTTAAATTCGCTGTGATAAGACCTTCGGTCTTGTTAAGACTACGCTTGTGTGATAATATAATTACATTCATTCATAATATATATGTGTTGATTAAATATTAATCGTTTGGTAACTGATCTGTAAACATGCCTTCTTCAGACTCTATAAGATCATCAATAACTGGTAATTCAGCTGCTTTTGTTTTCCATTCATTGTAAGAATCTGTATCTTTAAATTCTTTTACAACTATTACAGATTTTTTATCTTCAGATAAAATAGCATACTTGTCTAATACGTATGTTGCTTCGGTATTTAAATATAATTTTATATTGTCTTCGTTAATAACAGTTGATGAGCTTTTATTAAAAAATTCCTCTACTGATCCAAACGTTAACGACTCGTCTTTATTAGTTAATTTCCATTGTTGGATATGTGTTGCCATTAGTTAAACTCCTCTATTTGTCTTTCTAAATCTATGTTGCCCCATTGTTTTATGTTTATGAAAAAACCTTCTTGTTCAGATATATTAAAATCTATGTTAGGCAAAACACTTCTTTGTTTTTTCCATTCATTGTAATGTGAAGAAGTATCAAACCTTCTTACAGTTACAACTCCTTTTTTATCAGGTGTAAGTATACTCATTCTTTCATATATATAAGTTTTATTTAATTCTTCATGTGCCTTTTGTACCTTTAAATCTTCTTCATCTGTAGTTCCAGTATATGTTGGGTCAAAAAATTCATCAACTGATTCATAAGTTTTGTTTGGATCTACTAAATTTTTATATAAAAATTGTATATCTATTGCCATAATTTAACCTCAAATTGATTAATACTATTATTTATACGTATAAATACTACTATGGCAGCAACAGCTAATTATAATATAGCTCAAGGTACAACTTTCAGTTCAACTGTAACCGTAAGGGGTAGCAGCGGAGATCCGTTAGATTTAACGGGTTATACGGCAACTGCAAAGATGGCATTGGGATATAGTTCTACAAGAACAAGAACAGATTTAACTATTGTGTTTGATAGTGACAGGACAACTGGAGAAGTTACAATGTCACTAACTGCAACACAAACAGCTGCTTTAGAAGCGCCTGCAAGATATGTTTATGATTTAGACGTAACAGATTCTTCAGGTACAGTAACAAGAATAATTGAAGGTCTAATGACTGTTAGACCTAACGTATAATAACTAAGGAGAAATATAACATGAGTAGTGAAAATATCAACTCAACAACAGCACCTGCGACAGAGCAAACTTTTACAATTGATGGTAAAGACTATAAAAGAAGTGAGTTAAATACAAAAACTTTAAATAGTATTATCATTAGACAAGACCTACAAGCAACTAGAGTTAAGTTGTCTTTAGAGTTAGAAAAAGTTGCTATTTTACAAAAA